ATCCATGTAGCGAGATCATCTTACGGCCTAACCAATTCTGCAATCTATCAGAAGTTGTTGTCAGGGCAACCGATACGCTCTCAGACCTCAAACGAAAAGTACGTACTGCGTCTATCCTTGGAACTCTACAGGCTACCCTAACTGACTTCCGTTACCTACGTAAGGTATGGCAGAAGAATACAGAGGAAGAAGCATTACTAGGAGTATCATTAACAGGGATCATGGATCATCCAACCCTATCAGGAAGGAGAGATAAAGGTGTACTCAAAACGTGGCTTACTGAGCTTAAAGAAGAGGCTATTAAAACTAACGCAGAATGGGCTAACCGTCTTGGCATTAATGTTAGCACTGCCATTACTGCTGTTAAGCCTTCCGGCACTGTTAGTCAGTTGGTGGATTCTGCGTCTGGCATCCACCCTAGATACTCAGATCAGTACATTAGACGAGTTAGAGCAGACGCCAGAGATCCCCTCTGTGAAGTCTTAGAGGCAGCAGGAATCCCTGTAGAGGACGACGTTATGTCACCCACTACTAAGGTATTCAGCTTCCCTATAAAATCCCCTGACGGGGCTGTGGTGGCCTCTGAAATGGGTGCAATGGAACAACTTGAGCTATGGGAGATTTATCAGGACTTTTGGTGTGAGCATAAGCCGTCCATGACATGCTACTACCGTGATGATGAATTCCTTGAGGTGGGCCAGTGGTTGTACAACAAGTTCGACAAGATTAGTGGAGTGTCGTTCCTCCCTTATTCCGAACATACGTACCAACAGGCTCCTTATGAACCCATAGACTTAGAGACCTATGAGAAGCTTAAGGAGGAATTCCCAGAGACGATTGATTGGAACATCTCTGAGAACTCCGACATGACAGAAGGGTCTCAGCAGTTAGCTTGTACGGGCAACAACTGCGAGTTGTAAACTACAGGGGCCTTAGCGCCCCTTTTCTTCTTCTTGAGTAACAGACATCAACCCTGCTCCTGCTCCTGCTTCTTGAATTCCTCTTTGCCTTCTTATTTCCTGCCCCAGAACTTCTGAAGAAGGCTGGTAATCAATTATAGGCCTTAAACGTTCTTCACTAGATTTGGAAGACCGACCCGCTGGAGTATCAAAACTCTCTCGTTCAATATACTTAACGCCTTTTTTAACGTCGGTCATCATTGGAGGGGTTACAGCAATAAACCTGTGCGGCAAAATATAACGCATGGCCGACAACGCGGGGACTGCACCAAGAGTATACTTTTGTGTTTTACCGGCAAAACCCTCAAACAAATTGTGTTCATCAGACATTACACCCATGATAGTACCTTTTGGAGATACTTTAGCAATATAGTTTATTCCTCCTTCAGTAATTGCAGAACCCGGACGTGAGCCAGTAACCCAAATACTTCCGTCGTTCGTGGGCCTGTTCATGATTGTGAATTGATATTTCCTGTCTAAATCTCTACTAGCTAAAGAAGCTGTCTCTAGTGTCTCTCTTAGAAGTGATGGAGACACCTCGCTTGTTCCTTCTGGAAACAGCCTCCTTACCTCTTTTGCAAAAGGAGCGTCAATCAAAACGTCCTTGTAATGCTTGCCTGTTTTAGAGCCGCCTTTGCCGGCACTCTTAATCGCTATGACTGGACGTCTAGCTTCTGCAAATGGTATGTCTGTTTTAAAAGGCAGTGCCGACGGTTCTGTCCACACGCTTCCAAAATGATCTTCAATAAAATCTAAATCCGAATCAGGAAGGCTCACAGGCCTTTTAGCACGAACACCTTCTGCAATCATAGGGTACGGCTTGAGTTTATTAGCCTTAATAAGGTCTTTGTACGAGCCGGGATACCAACGAGTGTAGTCTACTAAGTCAGACTTTAACATCGCTTCTTGTACCAAATCCCGTTTACCAACACGCCCAGATCCTCCATGAACCCTGTCTATGTACTGCGCTGCGGCTTCTGCCCTATGTGGTCCTTCTCCTTTTGCATCAAAACCCATATACGAATAGATATTGTTGTAGCTTAAGGAATCTTCAATGTCGTTTTTAGCTAATGCTTTACCCATGATTTGTTGAGAAGTGGTAGTAATTCCCTGCTCTCTATACTTGGCTCTGGACTCAGGAGATACTAGATCCGCTACTGTGTTGTAAGCTTGGTTAGGCAGCCATGTAGCTATTGCTCCTGCTCTTTGAGGCCCGTAGTATCCGGGTATTACGTTGTTAGCAGAAGCAGTAAGCATTCCTTTACCTGAAGCAGGTCCTGTCATTTCGTCTACGGCCTGACCAGCTTTAAACGCTTTAGTAGCACCTCTTACTAACGGTATTGATTCTGCCACAGACAAAGCAGCGCCTAAATCTCTTGCTGTTTCCGGATACTGCTGAGCTAGATTAGTGGCGTACTGTCCTGCCGAAGTTCCCATCAAAGCTTGACCCGCCCTTTCCATTCCTTGCTCAACAAAGGCAGGAGTTACCGCAGACACTGTTTCCCCTACTACATTGCCTAAAGTAGCATCGAGTAAATTAGCGGTTCCGCGTAGACCATACTGCAAAGTGTTTATGTCGCCTGATTCGTACATGTCGTTTTCACGTTGTTGTCTTTCAAAAGCCGTTTGAACGTTTCGACGCATATTAGTTAACATTGACATTTTGAACCCCTGTTTCTTGTGTTGGAGCAATACGCTCTTGAGCAATGTTTGTTAAGTACTCTACTACTCCGTTTTTTTCAGTGTCTGTCATATTGTCTAAAACGTCAGCCACAAGAAGTTGTAAAGCAACATTGGTGCTTTGTATAGCGCCGCTACTTTCGGAAATGTCAATAAGTCTTTTGACGTACTCAGGATTAGTCACCACATTTGCAAACACTTGAGGTACGTATAAAGCCATAGCCCCAGCAGAAACTACAGGCCCTAAGCCAATCGCACCTGAAGCAGCATACCCGCCGCCACCACCGGCTATCAACGCTTGTCCAATACCCCTTACTCCTCCTGCTTCTGCGCTTCTAAGCATTAAGTTACCGAAGTCTCCAGAGGCTGATTCAGAAGCTTCTAACACAATATTCATAACTTGTCTAAATCTAGGGTAGTCTTTTCCTAAAACATACCTGAACTTTTTGTCTTCTGCTGGCACTTTTGTTTTATCTGCTAAAGGCCTAAGCTTAGTCATAACAAAAGTATCATCAAAAATATTAGACACTCTTGACGATAAAAAACCTCTTTTGAAGATTTGATCTATTTGGTCTACAGACTCAAAAGGGAGGTCTATGTTGGGGTCTTTTGATGCCTGTTTGAAAGCCTCTGTTAAGCTCTTTTTCATAGCAGCTATTTGATTTAGGTTAGTTGCTTTTGCCGCTAAATTACCTAGACCAAGATAACTCCCTTGTTTTGCATTTCGCATAAAACCCTTGTTGATTTTAGGAAAAAGAGTGTCAATACCCTGCCCATAAGCCCCTTTTAAAATTTTGTAGGACTCAGCAGCTTCTGGATCTACTCCACGCATTGCACTGTAAATAGCAGTCCTAAGCTGAGAAGCTACGTCCGCTAGCTCTGCCTCTACTACTGAGTTTTTTTCAGCGCCCTGAGGACCAAACTTTGCTGTTACCCTTTGAGTAAAAGTTTTATCCAGTGTGATAAGCTCTGCAACAGGAAAAGAAGCAGCGGGCAGCTCTCGCAGCCGCGACAACTGCTCGTTCAAAAACTGTATGGACTCAGGACTAAGCTCGTCCACTGCTTCTCCTCTTTTACCGACTAAATACGTATCAAGAGGCCGGAGAATACTAGCTGTCCCTACTCTCTTACCAAAAGTAGTCCCTAGTTTCATTTTTAACTCATCCAAACCCCTAACGTAAGTATCTTGAATTGACCCCTTTCCTGATTGAATAAGCGTGTAAAAAGCCTCTCCCATGCTATATGGGTCTGCTTCAAGTCCAGGGGCGTTTTTGTTTACAATGGCTGTTAATTCATCCTGAACCACATTGTTTACTGCTGTTAGGTTATCTTCCATTGTTTGTCGAGAAAGCAAACCCACAGAAGCAACACGCTCTCTAAAGTTGTCTAGACCTGCTCCACGAACTTGGGAAGGCAGTAGAGTCGCTCCTCCCTTCATTAGTAGTGACTGAGATGCTCTTAAAGACTCTTGACTGCCTGCTCCAAATTGTCCTTCAATTAACTCTTTTCCAGCTTCTTCAGCACTTAACCCCATTTTGCTTTTAGCAGCATACCACATTGGCTTTACTTTTGTAACAACACCCATTGTTGCTATATCAAAACCCATAGACCACAGCGCGTCTTCTACTGCTTTTTTATAAGCGGTTATTTCGTCAGTGCCTTCGTATTCTCTGGCTGATACATAAGAACCAACACCTGTTCCTGTAGCCCCTCCTAATACACCTCCTATAATAGCTCCGGGAGGTCCTCCGACCATGCCCCCAGCTGCTACTCCTGCAAGTGAACCGCCCATACCCAAAGGAATATCAAGGTTTCTCTCTAAAAGACTAGGGCCTTGTCTAGTAGGAGGAGTGTCAACAATAGGGGGCTGCTCACGATAAGACTGTAGTTTTTGTTCAAACCCAGACTGTCCTTGAAGCTGTCTATATTGATCGAGTTTTTCTTGAAAATTACTCATTAGAGTACATCCCCCGAAGGTCTTCTAGTGTAACTTGGCCGTTCTTAAGTGCTTCTAAAGCGTCCTTTCTGTCTGACTCAGGAACAAAACTAACGTCTTCAGTTGTAGCCTCTACTTGTTCTGGAGCAGCGGGAAGAAGGCTTGACAAATAAGAATCAAAGTTTTCAGACCTAGCGACGTTTACAGAGTCTTCTATTTGTCTCTCGACATCTCTTAGGATAGCTGTAAGCCTACCTAAGTTACTTTCTCCGCTTTGTCGATAGCTTCCTACTAACTCAATAAGGAACTGTCTTTCTCCTTCTGAGATAGAGCCTTTGAAACTTTCCAGTTTTTGTAGAATAACATTACCCAACAGCGTTTCAAACTCACCCAAAGTCTGTGGTTCTTTGCCTAAGAACGAAGCAAGTCCTCTAGCGGCCTGTGCAGTAAAGCCTCCGGGCCTAAGTCGTTCTTGTTGAAGTATACCCATGGCCTGTGTCAAGTTTTCTCGTGTGTTTTGCAAAGAAGGTAGTTGTGTAATTGCGTTTACACGGCGTTCTTGAAATTCTGTTTCTCGTGTTGTTGCAGCAGCAATTCCCGGCTTGTCAAAAGCACCAGCACCAGTAGTAGAAGAAACAACAGTCACTTTACCTACAGGTCGTTTTGCTGTTTGTCCGGGCTGTGGAACCAAAAGACGTTTAGGGGTGCCGTCCGTGTAACGAACAACAGACGTAAACAAGTTACCTTCTGTGTCTCTTAAAAGAACCTCGCTCCCTGTTTTAATTGTAGGGTCTTGTGCGTCCTTTAATTCGTTTTCAAACTGTGTTTGCATAAGACTAGCAAAATAAGTTTCAGGAGTAATTGCCCCTGTTTGAAGACCTTTGGCAATGTTTACCTGACCGCGACTCATTGCTACTTTAATAGCCTCTGCTTTTTGTTTATCTTGGAACGCCCTTTGTTGACGCATACCGGGAGCTTGTGCAAGCGCTTGTCCTGCTGTTTGAGCAGCTGTAAATAACCCTTGTCCAAACGAAGGTCTAGTCAAACTAGCAATAAATTGTTCTCCAAATTTAGCCATTATTCTTCTCCTTAACCGAAGAGTCCGTTTGAGCCAAACAAGAAGTCATAGACTTGCGTTCCAGCTTCAACAAGATTACCAAATTGATCTACAACAGGCATTGAGGTTTGCCCAGCAACAGTCTGTGGTTGCATTGACTGAGTTAAAAGACCTGCACCAATTTGACCAAGAATGTCTGCTTGCCCGACACCGGCTCCCAATAGAGCTTGTATTCCTGACATTTCTGCTTCTCCGAACATACCTGCACCAGTAAGCTGACCCCTTTGTGCTATCTGAGACGTAGTCAAACCGGGTTCCGCAGCAGCAAGCAATTGACCTTGTGGTACATAACCAGCACCTAAGAACTGACCGCCTAGTTGTGCTTGTTGCATCTGTTCAGCTTGGGCTTGTTGCATAGCTCCTAACATGGCTCTATTACGGGCTTCTTCTTGTGCCGTAGCCATAGCCAGCATCTCAGGAGTAGCACCACCATAAGCAGCAGAGCTAACACCAAGACGTCCTTGTCCTGCTAAACGCTCCTCTAATGCAAGACGTTGACGCTCCTCTTCAGGACGCTGTGCTGCTCTCATACGCTCAAAGATAGCCTGTTCTCTACCCATCGTAGGTTGCATTGCCTGACCGTAGAACTGACCAGCGCCTCCTAAAAGTTGGTTTTGCAAAGCAGCTTCTTGAGGAGACAACCCCATTGTAACCCCGCCTTCAGGGGTTGTACCGAACATACCACCAGTAGCACTGGTTACGGTAAAAGGTTTAAACTGGGTCTGTTGTAAACCTTGTTGCGCGACCGATGAAGCTTCACGTCTTGCTCGCTCACCTATTTCACCAAGGCGTTGATACCCTTGTTGAGCTAAGGCACCGCCAGCGCCTGCTCCTACAAGCGCCGGATTGTCCCCTAAAAAACCACCTACGCTGTTAACAACGTTACCTAAAGTGTTAAAAAAACCACTTCCGGTTTGAGGAGAAACATTGCCTATTAAATTAGCCATTTGTTGTTGACTAAGGCCTGTGCTAGTACCCATTGTTCCTAAGCCTGTATATGGATTTTCCATAGAAGGCATTTGAAAAAGAGGGGTCGGGTTAGTTTCGTTAACCGTCATATTTAGTGAATTAGGATCTATCATAGCAGTTTACCTATTAAAGCCATTACGTTAATCTCCTGTAAAGATAAAGGTGAGCCGTCTATCTCTGACTCAAGACCTACCTGTACGCTTGTTCCATACCCTGTGGCGTTTAAGCTACGTTGGTTTGTAAGCTGCCCACCTGTAAATTCTACTGTTGTATACTCGCTTTCACCATAGAACCCAGTTATCTGAGTACCTACTGTAAACTCTGCTGTAGCGTATGTAGTATCAAAGTCATACGCCCACTTCATAAACACGACTGAGCTGTTAGCGCCTACTAATGTTGGCTTCAGCTTCTTAAGTATTTTAATTCTTGCACTATCACCAAAGGTTAAGCTTGGGCTGTAGTACTTAAAACGATAACCAGTGCCGTTGTCGCTGTAGCCTGTGTATGTGCTAATACCTGCTGTAGTGCCGACATATAACGTACCGTCGTCAAGTCTTGTAAACGATGTAAAACTAGTAGACGGCCAACGAGTAACACGGTATGACCCATTCTCTAATGTGCCTCTTACGTCAAAACAATACGTTACGTCTTGACCTACAAAAGTAAGCAAGTAAAAACCTTCTTCCGGGCTATAGACAGACCTAAAGAACTCAGTCTCATTCTGTAATGCAGCAATAATGTCCTTGGTTATGTTTCCTGACAAACTGCTAATAGGCATTGACTTTTCTTGTATTGTCCTACCAAAGCTTTTAAGACCAGTGTGCGACAAGAACAACACGTCAGTACCTGTGTACTGTACAGTGTCTCTGTTAACACAGCCAATACCCGCTACAGTATCTGATAGTGTCATAGACGCAGGAGAGGCAGCACCTTCGTAAACAACAATGCTATGCTTGCCAAAGATAATTAGTAAATTGTTATGTGCCGCTAAAGCAACAATCTCATCGTAACCGTCAGGCCATACTTTAGATATGTCTATTTTACCGCTAGTGCCTCCGGACCAATCATGACCAATTAACAAATCAGACCAGTAAACGGTAGACTTGTTTCCAGTAACGTCTGCTGTCCAGAGCCTTCCATAAGCCGCTAGGGCTTCGTTACCGTACATAGCAGACGTGACACCAGATGCACCAGCAACGCTACTGAGCGTGACTACAGAGCCTCCTGCGTTGTCATACACAAGGGGTTGAAAACCACGTTGAAAAAAGTAAATCTTGTCGTTAAAGTCTACAAGCTTCCAGTTGTCTGTAGTGATGCTGTATCCACCGGGAGTCTCATCAACTAGTGTAGTCGTACCACTAATGATTTTGTTGTTACCAACAGAGAAAACTTTAGTATTACCAGCGTCATCTCTAAACTCTTTAATAGCACGTAATGAATCAGTTCCTAATACAGTCTTGTTTGTAGTTACAACAGTGTGGCCCTTACGTGCAGCAATACGACCACGTTTGTCAATCACAGCGTTGTCTGCAATTTCCGCAAACGACGGGTCTTGAGCTAGTGGCGAGTCTTCAGTGTTAACACCTTTGAATGCCGGAGCTACAAGATTGATGCTTTTAAGTTCTTGAGCCATATCAGATAGTCCTAAAGATCATCTCTTCTGGGTGTTTTGCTGCGTCAATAGCAATAGCGTCAGACAAAAACTTGTCGGCGATTCGGAAGTACTCAGCAGTAGACGTACCGCCTGTCTCACCACGTTCTCTAGCAAGCAGTGCTATTGCAAGATGCATTACAGGCATAGAAGGCACGAGAATAACATCTGTATCGGAACTTAAATTCGCTTGTCTTTTAATAACATTAAATCTTAGGCTGTACACACCGTCTGGCTTAGGACTAACAAGAACTTCAGTGTCTCCGTTAGCGTCTAGTCCGTTGTAAGTGTAGTATAAAGGTGCACCTTCTGACTCATTAACTAAATAGATTTGTTCATTAAACCAGTCTTTAGTTTGATAGTGCATAAAGCAGTTTTTAGTGTCATTAAGAACAGACATAACTTTTACATTGTCGCTACTACCAGTCAACGAGTAGCTGTTGTCTGATGCAGCAGTAGTTACTACAAGAGTGTCACGCAAAGCAGACCAATCAGTTGCTTCTTCTACTAGCTTCTTAGCGTCGTTTATAAAGTCACCTACCATTTTTACATAGGTAGTGCTGTTAACTGATGTGGTTTCTTCTTCACGAAGCCTTCGTAGTACATTGTTCATCAGGTTTAAATATGTCATCCAATAAGTCTCCCAAACAGACTGTCAAGGTTTTCTTGTGATTTTGACTTAGGCTGTATAAATTGCTGCTGTTGATAGGGGGTATAACCAAGTTGCACTTGGTCTAAAGGCCTAAAATCAATAGGGTCCGGTCTAGCGAGAAGTTGTTGTGTAGCTACTTGTTGCTGCTGAAGGCCTCCTAATCCAGCACCAAGAGCCGCCCCTAACATACCAACACCCTCTCCTAACTGTCCCAGTCCTTGGCCTACGCCTCCTATTTGTGTTCCAAGACCAGCAATGTCAGACGTAAGGCCTCCAATTTGACCTCCTAAGAGGCCTAATTCACTTCCTATTGCGCCAAACTGACCAGCAACACTGCTTTCAAACGCTTGTTGCGCTTCGGCTTGGCTAATCTGGCCTGCCTGTAGTGCGTTAATGTCTACGTCAACATTAGAGAATAGTTGATTAACATCGCCGCCAAACTCTTCAAACTGCCGACGTGTGTTCTCGTCTAACTGTGTAACGTCTCCCTGCACATTAAGCAGTGATTGCTGTAGTCCTCTTCGCTCATTTGCGGCCTCTGCGGCTTTAACTGAAGAGTCTGCTTGATATTGAGCAAAAGCATCCGCCTGACTGACTTGACCTTGACGCAGGCCTTCAATGTCTACATTAA